CCGGTTGTAGAACTAAGAATCAGCCTGCCCACAGCGTTGCTGGTGGCAAAGCTTCCGGACGTTATAACGATCCTGGCCACTACTCCGGTAGCGCCACTGGTCTGCCCGGTAACCGTGTTGCCAACGAAGATCTCCGCCGTGCCGGTGTTGAACCCCAACTCAAAGCCAAGGGCCACAAGGGTCCATCCGCTGCCGCTGGAAGCGTACATCGCCAGGGCTGTGCCGGCGGCGTTGTTGCGAAACGCATACACGACGCCGTTGTACAGGAAGACCCCCCGCACCGGTCCGGAACCTGTAACAGTAGTAATGTCGCTTCGGTACCTGTCGGCCGCCAGGTTGCGGTACGTCGCGTCAGTGAGCCCATCTGCGACTACGCCGATCTGGCTGGTTAGCGTGCCGATTGTCACCGCCGATACTTGAAGAGTTTCGCCGTCAGTAAAATCGTTGCTTTCTTTTGTGACGATAAGATTTTGCCCGTCAATGGCGATGACCACTGCAGTCTGCCCAGAGGTCAGCCCTGTGATCGTGTTGCCTACCGCTACCGTCCCTGAGATCACGCACGCAAACACGTCATAGACTGCGTCAGACGGCCTGGGGCGGCCATTAAAGCGTTCGTACCCGGCAATGCGAGTGTAGCCCCCAGTAATGGACGCTTCGAAGTTAGCAGATCTGCGTACAAAACCAGGGGGCAGGGACAACGTAGGCGTGACTTGATCCAGTCCACCGCGCAAGCGGATCAGGTCGTACTGCACCCGAGGCATCGACGGCATGGTGGACATCGTTCTCTCCTTAAGCCAGCGGCGGTCCGCTGATTATGTCTGGAAGCAAGTCAATTTCAAGTCGACTCATCAACCGTTTGAATTCTAGTTCGCCGCGCTGGTACACCTCTGGAGCAGACTCGTAACCGGCGTAGAACATCATTGCCCGGTACACGATCATTACTTGAAAACGAGAGGGCAGATCCGGCTCTTCTGTGGCCGTAGTAAATTCAGTGGGCTTGCGGTAATACTCGCCGACAATCACATAGACCTGATCAGGAATCGCGCCAAAGCCCAAGTTCTTGCTGGGCGGAACAATAGTCACCACAACCGGGCGGGCTGTCGTGGTGCGCATGTTGGCGTACTGGTAGAGGTTTCGGAACGTGTTCCATTCCATGTAGTTCAACAGCTGCTCGTCGCCGTAATTAGCGGTCAGGCTGCTCGCTCTGAAGCTGTCTCTTTTCCAGTTTGCAAACGTAGTTCCGACGCCAACCTGGGTTGGAGTGTACTCGTACTGCGACGCCACGGTGTTAAATTGAAGAGGTAAGCGCATGAATTGCCAGTCTTCATGCGCCGTTTGAATGTCAACCCATGCAGAGTTGATCCAGTTGTAAAACCGAAGCGACTCGCCAGTCAACCCGGTGACTGTTGTCAGGTCAGGTCCGGTAACTCCGCACTCTTGCCTGGCTCGGTTTATTAACTGGAGAAAAGTCATTATTCACGCTCAGCCAAGATGTGCTCAAGCCATGTGCGGCCCTTTGGGTTTTTGTCGTCAACCACAACAAAAGGGAACACCTGGCCGTGGTTTGCCAGCATTGCCCACCTGTCCGGCTCAGACGGGTTTGGAGTTACTTGTCGGTAACGAGTCTCTTTCATTCGAGCTAACACTTCCAGGTATTTACGCTTGATCGGCACATTCTGGCCACGCGGGATAATCTGGTTCATGCCGTTGACGTTTAGGTGCGCGTACGGCGCATCGTTGTCATTGTTACCTGGATGGATCATCACAACAACAAGCTCTTCCATAAACTTTTCTTCTTTAAGCATTTGTTTCAGATCAACATTGCCGGTAACGGCCTCAACGCTTTCACTGTTGTCGATAACTTCAATTGCGCTCGCCATGGTTTTCTCCATTGATTTTATGTTTGTCTTGCCAAAAAGTACGAGCCGAAGCTACCAGCACGGCTCGTCAAAAGCTCCCCACCTCAAAAGAGGAGAGGAGCTGACGGCGATCTTACTGGGCGCTGCCTGGCATTGACGCGACGTTGGTGAACGCCGCGGTGTTGCCCGTACCCAGTACCGTGGTGCCCGGAGTAAAGGTCTGACTGGAACTGGTGGTGACCTTTATCAAACCAAACGGAGTCAGGTTAGAAGCCGGGGCATTTGGCACCGGGCAAGGGTCGCCAGCTGCTACGATCAAACCTTGTGAGGTTGTCACGTTGCCGCTAGTGTCCAGGAACAAACCGAACAAACAAGCCTGGCTGTTACCGAGGGCCGTGTGGCCAGCGGAAAACGTCAAGTTGTCAGTAATCGATTTGGACTTGAAGATACCGTTGTTGGTAAAAGTCACCGCAACAGTAGTTTTAAAAGTACCTGCGTTGGTGCCAGCAGCAAGCGCTCCGGAAATCAGAGACACGAAGCCACTGTTAATCTGTTCAATATTATAGGACATGCTTGTGTCTCCTTAAGCGGAAATAGTAGGGGTCACCGCAGTAGCGGTGGTCGGCGTAGTCGCGGCGTTGTAGTCAGTTCGCAACTGATTCAACGACGTGGCTAACGCAGCGATGTCGACTTGCATAGCGGCGAGCAGCGGTTGAATCTCACGCGAAGTAAGAATGTCCGGCACTTTAGGCATGCGTTGTTTTATGCTTTCGGGCATGTTGATCTCCTCAAATCAAAACAGAGCGCCTCCGAAAAGGCGCTCAGTAGGTTACAGTGCGGTCACACCGGCTTCGATACGGGCCATGAATGCGTCGTTCAGACGCACGCTGGCGAACCATGTCGAGGCTCCCACGTAGCCGAACTGGCCCAGTGGGTTGGCGTGGTTAGTTTGAGAAGCCTTCAGAACGATAGGCTTGATTGAGGACATGCCTTTCAGAGCGACCTGGCCCCATGCGTCTTCACCGATCACCAGGAACGGGTACACGTCAACATTGGCTGCGCCGATAGACAGGCAACCGTTGAGTGTACTAGAACCGGCAGCAAGGAAAGACTTCAGCAGCGGAGAGCTGATAAAACGGAAGTCTTCGCACGCACCGATCTCGCGATCGTGGATGGGCTTGAAGCTGCCGTATTCCTCAACACGGGTAAAGCCTGGCAGATTTCTTGCGTCGGCTACTGCGTCAGTGTGGCAGAACACGATGAACGCGGGCTGCACTGCGCGTGTGCCGAAGTTGACACCGGGAGCCAGGCGGCTTGTTACGCGGCGAGCACGGTTGCTCTCCAGCGTACGAGCGGCCTTACGGATCGCGTTCAAGCTGATCGGAGTGTTCAGGCCGGCACGGGTTGTACCGTTGGCATAGATCACTGTGGATCCAGCCTTCAGCACGACGTAGCGAACCATCTCCATGACTTCTGCCATGGTCTCGCCAGTCAGCTTAATCATCTCGCCGGGGATGTCGTCTTCGTACAGCTGCTCAACTTTAGAGCTGTACTTGAAGAGGATACCGTACTGTTGCAGCTGCACAGTTACATCCTGGAACGTGATGGTGTTGCTGTTTGGCGTTACGCCTTCAGCCAGTACGAAGTTGCTGGCGGTGATGTCAGGCGTGCCAGCGTAGCGCTGAGAGCCTTCAATCGTGGTGCCGGCAGCAGACGCGCCAAACGGAAGTGTACGTCGAAAGACCAGCGTGTCAGTGCTGTTCATCGGCATTTCGCGCTGGGTACCGAAGTCGCCCAGAACGGTAATGGGTTGTGCGTGTTCAAGCATGCCTTGCGCTGCGCGGATAAGGTTACGCGACGCGGACGTGCCGTAATTTTGAATTGCCATGGGGCATATCTCCTAAGTCAGTTTGTTAAAGGCGTTGCTGCTCGTTTTTCTTTGAGCGTTGCCTTGCCTCGTAGTTCCACAGTTCTTCGGGCGTCATGTTGTCAAGTGTCTTTGACTGACGTGACTCACCGGGCTTCGTTACCACAGCGTTCGAAAGTGTAGCTTTTCGCTGATTTTTTATTTCAGCAACCGTCGTTGTGGTTGGGACCTTTGCAGCCTTGAACAGATCAATCACCTTTGCCGCGTCAGCAGCTTTCGGGCTGTCTATCAGGTTGTAAACATTGACCGGCTGAGAATTGATCCAGTTGACAAAGTTGTCGCTGTTGATCGTTTCTTTCCAATCGCTATGCTTGGTCTCAAGCTTGGAATATTCGATGGCTTCCATTGCTTCGCTGAGGATCTTCCCGGTACGTTCTTCGATCAGCTTATTCAGCTGAGTTTCCGAAACGCCTTGAGACGAGCCACCAACTTTGGACCCAACGTATTCTTCCATTGCTTCAGCCCATTCAGGAAAATCCTGCTTGAGCTGCTCCCACTTCTCGGGGTTTGCAGTAGCTTTGACAAGTTCGTTCTGGGTAGGAGCCGCAAGTTTCTGCTCTTCCCGTTCACGCTGCCAAGCTGCTACACGCCCTTCTGCTGCGCGGACATGATTCTTGAGATCCTCGTTCGCTTTGTGCAGGCTGTCTATTCGCGCCAGAAGTTCAGGCGGCAAATCCCGAAAAGGATCGGCCTCTAACTTTGGTTCGGGTTCAAGCTCTGGTTCTGGTTCGGGAGTCGGATCTACCGGGTCCTCTACCATTGCTGTTGCTTCTTCATCCCACATTTTCTGCACTTCTTCAGTGCTTAGACTCTGCTGTTCGCTCACTTAGTTCTCCGTCATTTGTCCTCGGGCGGCTTTGTATCCGCCTCTCAACTGGCGCCCGGCAATGTCATTCCGACATCGGCGGTGCCCCTACCCCCAGAGTCGCCAATTTTGGCAAGTCCAGAATTCTTTTTAGCAGCCGAATCTCGCCGCGATAGCCGGCGGTTTCGTCCGCTGTTAGTCCGATTGCGTCGTTCTTTTTACGCACTTTGTCTAGTTCTTCAGTGGCCCATCTTTCAACTTTGAACCACTCTTCAGGCGCTAACTTAAGCATATGTGAGCTCTTACGCCGTTGATATTAAAGGCAATCCTAAGCCAGGAAACGCAATTTGTACAGCGTAGACTGGTACAGCGTCACAATCTCATCAAGAGAATTGTTGAGCGCCGTTTCGGTGTTCGGGCAGATCTGCGCTCGGTTGTCATCGATCCAGGCCATCTGCTGTTCCAGGATGTCACTGATCTCACCTTCAAACTCATTGTCGCTCAAAGGGATATCCAGCAGCTCATTGAATCGCCCCTGGTACGCCTCGACAAAACCGTCTACCAACGGAATTACTTTTGCATAAAACGCGCCCAGCGCTTTGTGCTCAGCATACGAGCCGGTGCGCAGGTGTTGCCGGTGCGTCAGGTCGCGGGCCACAAAGATCATGGCGACCATCATGCCTGCCTTCTTCATGCTCAGTACCCCGTCTTGGCGTATCTGGGGAACACGGCCAGGACAACCGCCAGGGCGCTACCGCTTCCACCGGAGATAAGCGGGCGCACAAACAACGGGTTCTCATTGCACGCGCTGCTTGCCGCTGAGGTGTAAGCCATGCCGGTTGTCCCGCTCTTTGCTGTCAACGTGCTCCAATTCGTGCCGTCGTTGGACCCCTGCACGGTGCAGGTTGCTCCGCCAAATGTGCCGGTCACCTGGAACGTCAGGTCCGCCGAGGACGGAACTCGAAACGGCGAGCCGTCGTCTGTGCCGGCCAGCGCTGCCCACGTCACCACAATTGCGCCATCTCTGGTGTTTGAAAACTGTACTGTCGCCATTACGAATTCCTCATTGCTTTGCTAATCAACCCGTTACGGGTGGTTTTGGCTGCCGCCTTGAAGGACTCATTGGTCGGCGCCCCTTTGCTGCCTGGGTCGCGCATTCTTTCACCCGAACCGGCTTTGATTCTTTCACGCTTGGCGTGGATGTTTGCGTATAGTCCTGTCATCACCACTTCACCTTGTTAGCCCAGTAGGCTGCGCTCATCTTACCCTTGGCGATGTTGCTCGCGTGGCGAGCTTTGAACGCCTTGTTGCGCGCCGAGCCATCCGGCGAGCCCTTCACCCCCTTCTGACCGAAGCGAATAATCTTTTCTTTGCCATCCGCGCACGCCTTAACGACGTGACTCTTCTTCGGGTGGTCAGGTGTCGACCTGGGAGCGTTGCACTTCATCTGGCTCTTGATCAGGCCTTTGCTCATATCCCGCTCCCCATCTGCATCTTCAGGCGCCGCTCAGCGGCGAACAGGTTCTGCTTGCTGCGCTCCTTGATCGCCGTCTCACCCAAGCGCGCTTTGATCTGTTCCAGGGACAAGTTCTGCGCGTTGGCCAGTTTCAGCATCTCGAGCTCGATCATCTGCTGCCGCTCTTCGCGGCGGGCGGTGATCCCCTCTTGCGCAATCTGCAAGCGGGTCTGCAGCTCCAGGACGTCGCCTTCGTTCTGCGCCTGGACGCGCTGCACGTCTGTCTGTGCGCGGATCTTGGCAGCGGCGACGCGAGGATCTTCTGTCTGTCCTTCCTGCGCAGCGTTACGCTCTGCCTCAAGGATTGCTTCGATCTCCTCGTCCGGTTTAAAGATCTCCGCCGGGTCAACGTGTTGCGCCTGCAGCGCGCGTTCAAACAGTTTCTTCGGGTCTATGTACTTGGCGTAGATTGGGTTGCCAGCGGCAGAGAGCAGTTGCAGGAACGCCTGGTTCTGAATGTCTCGCACGATCAACGTCGAGCTGCCTCTGGCGTCTATACTGAAGTCGCCTTTTATGCTGCTGTCTTCGTTGTAAAGCATGTTCCAGTCGTAGCACCGACGGATGTGCGGCTTGGTCACCATGTCGTCGAATTGCTTGACCAGTCGTTTAAGTACGACGTTGGCCGAGGTCATCAACATCTGCATGCCGCCAACGGTGTCAGGCGCTGTGCCCTGCTCACCTTGCATCAGCGTCGGAACGCCGGTCTCTGCGTCGGCCAGTTTCATGGCCATCTCAATGATGTTGGCCAGCTCAGCCTGGTGGCTGTTGAATTCAAAAGTAGCAAAGGCCTTGCGCACGTCGTCCAGGTCGTCGGTGGCGAACCAGATCTTGCGGGCAGACAGACTCCAGGTCTTGTCGGCCGGCTGGATAAGGTTGGGCTTGACGACGATCTGCGGGCCACTGCTGACGCCGGCGTTGTCCATCATCTGACGCCAGGCAGCGTTGAGCACCTTCTGCTGTGCGCGCATAAGGTACGGGACGCCGTATCCCCACACCGTGTTGCCGGCTTTCTCCCAGACAAAGAAGTCGTAGGGCAGCGAGCCGTCTTCCAGCGGATTCAGGAACGCCTTGACCACTGTGTCGTTGATCATCACCACCGTGGCGCTGATCGACCGCAGCGGGTCCTTATCCGGCAGGTTCATGCCGGTGGCCTTGAGGTCATCGTAGTCGACCTCGCCGGTGTACTCCCACTTCTCGAACAGGTCTTCAGCAATGTCTGTCTGCTCTTCGTCGCGGATCTCCTGCATGGCGTGGCTGCGCTTAGGTCCTTCCTCGAGCACTTTGCGCAGCTGGTCCTTGATGTAGCCAGGCTGCTTGGCCAGCTCTCGCACTCGGCGAGACGTCAGCTCTTCGCGCTCGTACAGCCCTTTGCCGTTCTGGACGCAGTCGCCACAACCCGGATCGGGGAATACGTTTCGCGGATCAATACGGTAGCTCGACGGAGATTCTTCTTCGACCATCACCATCATGTGAACGGACTCGCCGCTCACGGGATCGTTGACTTCTTTCCAGGCTTTGCGGAATCGGTTGGTTACCACTGGGCCTTTGAGCACACCGGTGCCAAGCTTGGCAGCGTCGTGGACCAGCTTGCGCAGCTCACCGTTGTAGTCGCACTCAACCAGCTGGTCCTCGATCTCGGTCTGCATGGCTTTGGCTTTGTCGGAGGCGTCGCGCATGATCGCCCGAGCAATCATCTTCATCGGCACCGGGTTGCCTTCTTGATCCGTAACGGTCTCGCCGGTCATGGGGTCAATGGCTTCCTGGCCATCTTGTACCAGCTCACTGATCAGCGGATCAGGTGTCGGCTTGATGCCCCAGTTGCGGTCATCCGTAGGCAGGATGATGTCGGTGAATCGCGCCTCGGCGGCGTTAGTCTTTTGACGCGTCAAGCCAATGTAGACGGTCGAGCGGTGAGGCTTGGAGCCTTGCGTGGTGACAGGGTAGCCCTGCTCGACGCTGGTCATCATCTGGCTGGCCGCCTTGTTGATGTTGTCCTTGCTGTCGTACTGGTCCTCGTCTTCGCTCCAGCGCTTGTCGACGCCCAGCGCGTACCTGGCACGGACCCACTTGTCGCGCTGACGGCCCATGGATTGACCAAAGGCCTGCAGCTTGTTCAGGCGGTCTTGCTCGTCGTTCTGCTCGATTTCTTCGGGCGTGTGCATATCAGTACCCTGCTACTGGATCAAAGAGGCCAAACGGTTCTACCACTGCGTGGAAGCGCTGGGTGCCCGTTTCGGACTGTGTCTTCGCTTTTCGGCGCATCATCATACCGTATCGCGTGGCCGCCATAAGGTCATCAACTTTCGTGACGATCAGGCCGTCTTTTCGATGGTACAGGCGGAACTCCTCAAACCACTCGCTCAGATGCGAGAACACTCGCAACCGGCGGGTCTGCATCCGTTCCAGCATCTGGGCAACCCCGGCTTCGAGGCCGTTGCTGCCGTCTTCGAAAGTGGCCCGCTCACTTAACATGGCCAGGCCCTGTGTCTTGTACTGTGCGGCCAGCTGTTGGCCTGATCCCTTGTCGCGCTGCAGGCCGTCATGCGGCCAGGAAACCGGTACCCACTCCCCTCGGGTGCGGATCGCTGCAGCGTGCTGCACGATCGACGTGTCCTTCACCCGGTAAGTGTCTGTGACGTACAGGGTGTCGCTGTCACGGTCCCACGCCAGCCACACTGCTGCAGTGGGGTGGTCGATACCGAAGTCAATGCCCACGATGCGCGGCCAGTGAGCGGGTATCTGAAAAGGTTGTATCGCGACCGCCTCATCGGCCAGGGGGAACACCCGACCAGAGCCCATCGATGGGATGCCCTTGGTCCTCGCGTCCCGCTCATGCTCCGGGTAGCTGGCGATGATCCGCTCACGCTCCTCGTCGGTGTAGTGCTCCACGTCGTGGACGGTCATGTTCGTGACCGTCGTGCCGCCTGGCTTGTCCAGGAGGAAGCGGCGCACCACGTCGGACATGCCCATCAACGGCGTGAAGGTGACGAACACCAGGCCATTGGTGGCGTTGGTCCGCGTCAGCGCTTCGCTGTAGATCGACATGGGCGGCTCTTCGTCGAGCCATATACCGTCGACCGTGTCAGCCTGCCATTTAGTGCGGCCCTGGTCGTA